TATAAAGTGGCCCTAAAGTAAATTTTCTCTCGTCGGCTTTCATAAACGGCTCTTCATAAGATAAAGACTTCTCAGCCCGATTGATAATTCCGCTCACCCAACCTTTTGCGGCATCTCCGCCCCAAGCGTCCCAAGCAACTCTGCCAGCAGAAGGAAAGCCATCTTCTCCCTGAGTAAATCCTTTGCCAGCCTTATCACTTTCATGGCGGGCTAAAAATGAGTTCATTCTTCTTATCGTCCTTAAACTAATAGGACGGCGAGCGGCTAATTGTGCGGCTCGTGCTCTACCTACATCAGTAAATCCACCGCCAGCGTGTCCTTCTCTTATCCAAGCCAAGGCTCGTTTAGCGTTTCGAGCAACTGATGAAGGCGGGATAAATGTATCTGAATCTGCGGCCTTTTCTACTTCTTCTTCTAAAGGCTCGACTAAGGTAGTTACACCATCACCAGTAAGTCCAAAGGCAATTTTGAATAAATCTGTTTCGCCTTCTTCCCACTCATCTAAATACTTTTCAACTAAATCTTCTTCACCTTCAAATAATTCTTCTAAATCAATACCATCAAAAATTAACTCAGTATCTAGCACAACTGCTTTGTTGAATATCTCATCTTTACTGAAATCTAGACCTCGCTTAGTCAATTCGGCTGTTATGTAGTGGTGTGTGACTAGCGAGGCTGAACTAAGTTCCTCATTGTTTAATTTTTCAACAAGGGCTAGTAATTGCTCCGCAGACGCACTTTTCACTGCGTCAGGGACATTGGCGTATAAGGCTCTTACATGACGAGCGGCTTTAGCCTTGCTTTGGTGGCAGGCAACTACCTCACCTGATTCAGGTTTAATAACGGCATAGCCGTCGCAACCCTCAGCATTGTCAGAAACTTTATATGGCATGGACTTAGTTTACCCCTTAATTGGCTTCTTAAAGGCTCTACGCCTCATTAACTCTTTTAGAGCCTCAGGATTATCAGCCGCAAGCATCTCCATTAAGACCTGTTCAGGCATAGTTTCATAATTTAACTTGGTGCAGGTATTAAGTATTGGTGTTACTTCTTCCATGGTTTATCCCATCCAAATGTTTCGGCCATTTTATTAACTAGAGGGTTCATTGTAGGGTTGCCTGTATCTTGTCCCACAACGTAATCAACAAAAGCCTCGGCGAAGGCCTCTGAAGGGTCTGAATTTCCATAATTGCTCATTAAACTCCTACCTGAAACGACGACACCTAAATCTGTATAAGAGGCGTTTAGCAAGGCGTTAATTTGAGCATCTTTTGTATCGTAATTCATTGGAGTATCAGGTTTATCAATTGCATGGCCCCATTCATGCGTTAAGACATAAGTTCGTAAGCCTGTTTTATACTGGGCACCCATAGAGTGTGGTCCTTGGTTCATGCGGCCATAATTTAGAGCGTCGCCTTTTATCCACATCATAGAACCGCCCGACCCGCCTCTAACTGTTGCACCAAAAGACCCTTCGCTGCCAACATTTTTAATCTCATCACCTATGCGGATAACCTGCACATCTAAAGGATATTTTTCTTGCAAATCATCAACATCTCTTAAGAAAGAGGCTTCATTTATTGGCGTTTGAAACTTTGACTCTGATTGGTTAGAGAAAACGACTATCTGACCATTTTTGTAAACTCTAGTTGGTTTATCCTCTAAGTATCCTTCATCTGTTTTAGCGTAGTCTTTATTCCATTCAGATTTACTAATTATTCTGCCTTCAGCCTTACTGGTCGCTGCTCGGTTAGATTCGCTGATAAATGTTACATAATCCTTATCAGACATTTCATGCCACTCGCCCTTAGCCCATTTAGGACCTAATCCACCGCCGTGAGTTTTTTGATTATGACGGCCTTGTAGGTGTTTATTGACATCGGCTTTTTTAATTAGAGTTAAGCCGACTGTGGAGTTATATCCGAAGTTCTCAATCATTAACTAATCCTAGTTCCCAAACTTTACCTTCTTTTGATAATATCTCAAACTTGCTACCTCTCGGTAATAAAAATTCCGCTTCTGTCCTTGTCATGCCACCTGTTAATCCTAGTACGCTTGCTGGGAAGATACCTTTAGTTCCTGCAGGCAGATTCATCTTAAATACAAACCCTTGGCTTTCGACTGACTGATAATAGTAAGCAAAGTCTGCCGCGAGCGACGGCCTCAAAGTAGTACTCACATAGCCCTTATCCTCAATAACGTCACCGACTTCCATTTTATCCCAAAACTTATTATCTCTGCCTACATTGTAAGTAACGCCTCTATAAACGGTAATAGGTTGCTTCAACGCTGGTGAAGTTTCAATAGCGTTATCTATATCGTTAATGTATCTTTGCCATGCGTCTTCTGAGATTTGTGGGTCTCGTAATGCTTCATTTATTTTCTTGCCTTGATTTCCTTGATACATCATTACGGCATTTTTGCTATTAGGCGCCGCTAATTCTTGATTTGGTCCCATTTGAGAAGTAGTAATTGCATCAGTTATTTTGTCTGCTTCTGCGTCGCTCGGGGCAATACGGAGTTTTTCTTCTGCTACGAAATCTTTTAAGTCGCTATAAACTTTACCGCCCCTGCCTCCTGCATGGCTTTGTTGATTGTGTTTGCCGGGAGCGTGTTTTTCAAATTCAGATAAAAGTATAAAATCTCCGATTTCTGTGAGAAATTTAGAGTTCATTAGTTCGCTCTTTCTAAAACGGCAATGGTTTGATTGTTAGATAAAGTTTCGAAACCTAAGAAAGTAAATGCGCTATTGCGAGGCAATAAAAACTCCTGTTCCTCTAAGTTAACTGCGTAGCCCCTTTTTAAGGTCCTATTCATATTCAACCCTTTGTAATTTCCGTTAGGCAATATCTTAGCCAAAACATTACTTACTCCGCCCACCATTAAAAAGTTTCGCATTAACTCTTGTGAGTTATCATTTGTTAAGTCGCCTAAATCGTTCAAAGTAGTGGATACAAAACCCTTATCTACATAGGTTGCGCCTTCTTTCAGACCTAAAACGGCCTTAGGACTCATTACTCTCCATAATGGTTTATCTCTTACAACTTCAGGCGCTCGAGCAATTACCTCATCAATCGCAGCAATGGTATTTTTATACATATCCTTATCGGGGGCAGGTTGCCCATTATTCATAGTTGCAACACCATTTCGCAAAGTTAAATTTATTCCTTTGTAATGGTCAATGGAATAAGCCGTTAATGCGTCGGACTCGTCCTCTGAAATCTTAAATCCTTTATAGGCCTCAGTAAAGGTTTGGGCTTTAGTTCCTTTACCTCCTGCATGAGTTTTTTGGTCGTGCTTTCCTTGTAAATGTTTTTCTATCGACTTAATAACTTGTATTTCGCCCGGAACTATCACTGAAGTACAACGGCAGTTTGGGTGGGCTGGAGGCATAATATCTCCAGTACTGAAAGTTGCTTCCCAAGCAATCAATGTTCCGTTCATAGGTTGGCAGACAGGACAAGTTCTCTCGTCTATGTTAGTCAGCCATCTCTTTTTACTATCAGGTGGTAATAACCCTCTAGCATCTGCTTCTTCCCAACTTAAATATCTTCCAGCATTAGCGGCGGCTGAGATTTCAGTCCTAGCAATGCGAATCGCTCTTTGTTTTACTAAGCGAGTGCGATATCTAACTCCATCTTTCTCGGCTTTCTTAGCGGCCTCTTCATAAGTTAATCCATCTTCTAAGTATTTTTCTAAACGCTTCATATAAAAATTACCGAGGGCCTTAGATTGTCTTTTATCTAATCCTACTGTTTGTCTTAACTGAGCAATAATTTCTTCTCTAGTTAACTTAGTCCGCAATCCATCTGCAATCATATTCGCAACGGCTTGTTGAGTTTCTATCGTAATGCCTTGAATTCTCTTACCTGCCTGAGTTTGCGCCCAAGCAATAGCCCTTGGGTCTTTCGCCTCGAAATTGTATTCGTATCTAAGTTTTTTAGGTAAGACTTTAGAGTGCAGGTTAGCCACTTCTGCTATTTGCTGGGCTAATGTTGGCGCTGTATTTGATAAAGACTCTAAGAAAGTACGCCAATTGATAGCGTTATTAACTCCTGAAGCGCTATTCATCTTTAAGGCATCGAGAATATCTCGTAATACTTTTTGGTCGCCTAATTGATTCCGAACGCTATTGAAGGCATTACTGTAAATCGTATAGATTTCTTTTTCCCTCTTAGTTAAACCTATGTTAGTTTTTCTAAGATTAGGGTCAATTCGCCTAGCCTTGTTTACGAAAGGCATTAGTCATCATTTTCAGACTCAGATGGTTCGCCCATTTCTAGACCTTCATCTTCTGCTTCGCCATCTCCTTGACTCGATACCTCGGGAGTTTCAATTTCATTGTCGTTATCATCTGATGGCATTGGTAGTCCAGCAAGTCCACGTAAGTACTCTTCTAACTCAGTATCAGGAGATAGTGCGCCAGCGCCAATAAGTTTGCTTACATACTCACTTATCTCGCCCAAATCAACGCTGCTAACTTCAGAGTATTTGAGTTCAGGTGTTGTGCCAACCTTCATGCCATTTAGTTTTAACAGCCGTGGAATTGCGTGTTGGTTCACAACTTCAGCGATTGATTTACAAATTGCCTCAACCGCCATAGTCCAAAGGTCAATCTTTGAACTGCCTAAAGCAAATGAGCCTGTTCGCTCATGCCCTAGAAGAATAAAGTCAGATAGAACGCTCATAGCAATGCGTTGGTCGTATCTGCCAATTACTTTGTCTGTATCAAATTGTCTTTGTCCGCCTGCAGAAAGTAGTTGCAAGTCAAACATCTTGTTGCCTTTTTCATCAAAGACTAATGGAAATACAATTCCCTCTTGTTCATTTCTTTTAACATTTTGAACAATGCTTACAATGCTTTCTCTAACTGCGGCTTGGTCTGCGCTCGCTGTCGAGGATAGGTATTCAGGTGGAATATAAGCAATAGGTAAGCCTGCTAAATCTCTTTCGATTCCAATGGCTTCAATTTCTTCAATACGGCGCTTGAAATACCAAGGGCGGTAAGCGGTTCTAAGTAAAGACTTTCCTTCAGGATTATTTTTTTGCGTTGTAGTTCTAAATAACAAAGCCTTATCGATAGGAATTCTATGTAAGCCTGCGCCATAAGGGTCCATTTGTTCGAAACCTTGAATGCCTCCTTCGGCGTCAAACATCCAATTATTCAAAGTTTCTTGAGAGCGAATAGGCCACTTGCGCCAACCAATTTTATTGTCGTTATACTTACTACGCTTTGATGGGTCTTTTTGGTCCATGCCGCCACGGATTTTGTAAACGATTTCATTAAAGGCGTATCCATATACAAGCATGGACAAAATAGATGAGAGTGTCTGCTCCCAACTATCGCTCATATCATAAAGGCAGGTTTCGATAAATTCAGCAGCATCTCTATCTACTTGTTCTTCGCTTGAGGTCTCTAACCGCCACTCAAGCCGTAAGATAATTTTCTCAATGGCATACAGAATAGAACCGATAACAGGGTCATTCTCTGACATTTCTCGATAAACTTTTGCGCCTCGGCGACCGCGAAGCGATACGAGAAACTCCTCATAAACTGTTCCGCCAGTACGGCGCAGACCAGTGGTTCCAATTTCTTTTAAGTCAGGGCGTGCCATTATTCGCCTTCCATTTGAATATCAATATCGTCTTGTTTAACAATCATTTTACTAGTTAAGTAAAGTGCCTGCTTCTCATCAAAACCTGCCTGCCTGAAGTTTAGATACATTTGATGCAAAGCGGTAGCCAGTTGGAATAAAGGCCCCATGTCCTTATCAAAAACTTCATCAAAACTCTCCATCAGCCCTCTTTCCAATTAGGTCAGTATATCTCTTAAAACTCTTTTGTAGTTTCTCTAGCAGGCGGTTTAACTAAATTATCTAAGTACATTGGCTGGGCCTTAATACCTAATTTCTTTCTAATACCTCGCCTTTCTCTCTCTGTTGTCGCTCCCCAAATCCCCATTAAATCATGGTGTAAAGCATAAGTTAAGCACTCTTGTACCCAAGGACACTTACGGCATAAAGACTTAGCCGTTTTCCCTGTTTGGCTGTCTGCTGTCGGGAACCAAAGTTCGGGGTCAGTTTGAGCGCATAATTGCGTTCCATCAAATGGTGGGTACTTATCGTCCAAGTTTTACACCAATTCAGGTTCTTTAACTTTAGCCGCCTCTGCTACTCGGCTAAAAATCTCTAGCGAGGTTGCGTGATTTGCGGAAGTTAGCAAGTTTTGTATTTCGACTAATTCTTCATCCGTGTAGGAGAGCATCTTAGAGCGCATCAATTTAAGGGCTCTATCTAGGTCTTTAATGACGGCTTTCTCCATACCTTAAAGTGTAAGGCATAAATTGCTGATAGTCTTACATGCCTAATAAAGGAGCGCTAATGTTTGAGTATTTGGCAAAAGTTGAAAAAGTTGTTGATGGCGATACGATAGATATTGCTATTGACTTGGGCTTTAGTTTGCATTTCAAAACTAGAGTTAGATTGGCAGGAATTGATACAGCAGAAAAAAATACTGACTTAGGTAAGAAAACTAAAGAGTATGTAAAAACGGCACTAGAAGGCAAGTCATTCCGCATACAGACGACTAAGCCTG